GCCTGCCCCGCCACCTGCACCGCCGCCTGCACCGCCGCCTGCACCGCCTGTACCGGCTGCGGCGGGCGCAACAACATTTGGGGCTAGGGGGTCTACAGGCGCCACTTGCGCCAATATCTCTTGGAACCGGTCCTGTACGGCGGGGTCGGGTTCACCGCGCAGTCCCTCCATGACGCGGCTATATATGCTCCCTTCAGAGCCAAGTTGCGCGTCCATCCGTGCACGCTCAAGAGCGGTCTCGTCCCGGAAGCCCGGGCCCCCGCTCATATCTACCGGTGCACGCGCTGGTGACCCGGGACGGAAGCCCGGACCTCCGCTCATATCTACTGTTGGGCGAGGCATTGTACGCCCGGGAGCTAGCACGTCCCGCAGGTCTTCGGGCAAGCCCAGAGGAGAGCCGCCGGGCAGCGCACTGTCTAGCACGCTGCCGGGCACGACGATGTTGTCAATATCGGCACCGCCAGTACGCGAGAGCCCGCGGCCGAGGCCATATTTTTCTTCCATGTACCGCTGGTCAAGGTCCCGTTGCGTCGGGAAGGTCGCAGTATCGCCCCCAACGACGTCTAGCTCGTCCCGTGGACCGGTGTACAACCTACGAGGGGATTCGCTAGGGACTCCGCTGGCGGACCTGCTGCGAACGGGCCTGCTGCTAGGTACGACGGTGTCGTTGGTATCTATGCCGCCAGTACGCGGAAGGTCACGACCCAACCCGTACGTATCTTCCGCGTAGCGTTGATCGAGGTCCCGTTGCGTCGGGAAGGTACGTCCGACGTCCGAAGGTTCTAGGGCGAGCATACGGTTGCGGGATACACGCGCGCGGTTCTGGGCCTGCGCGGCGTTGGAGATAGATGCGTAGTAGTCTTCCGGCGTCATACCAGAACGTGTGGCCAGCGTAGAAAACGCCGGGTCATCCAGCACGGCTTTGTAGTCAGACACGTTGCGGCTAATACCGGCAAGGCCGCCTTCTTGCATCTGTTGCACAGGGGCTGGCGCCGCAGCGGGAGCCGCTTGGGGCGCAGGCTGCCCTTGCTGTGCAACGGCGCTGTCGTTCTGCGCCATGGAGGTCTGCGGTGCCATAGCTTGCGCCATAGTGGCTAGGCCGCCTTGCGGTACGCCCGCGGCGTTCACCGTGTCTTGCATAACCGTCGTCTGTGGCGGCCCTTTATCCAATGCGGCCGCATTCTCCATGCGGGTGCGCCGCTGGAGCTCCGTCATGATAAGAAACGGCGGTACGCTACCCGACGGGGACTGCATCTCTTGCACAAGCTGATCTTTAGATAGGTCGCGCAACTGCTCTTGGGCCGTGAACAGATTCATCATCCTTGAAGTCCTTTATACGCACCGATCGCTTGGATGCCCGTACCAAGAATTTCCCGGGCCGGGTTAGACACGCCGTAGGTGGTGCTGGTCGTTTCCGGCGATACTGGAACGCCGCGAAGAATGGACGACCGCATCTGCAGCTGCTGCTCGGGGAACGCCTGCTGACGGATAAAGTCCTCGTATGCAATATCCAGCCCGGCCTGCCGCCGCGCCTCATCCGTCTGGCCCAAGGCCTCTAGCATCTGCGCGCTCTGGACGTCCGACGCGCGCCCGGTTTCGCCGAGCTGGACCATCCGCATGGCTTCGTCGGAACTGAACCCGAGGGCCTGCAACTTTTCCTGCGCAGCGCGGGCGTTTTCAGCGGCCTGCGCGGCTTGTACTCGAGCAGCCTCCCCGGCGGTACCCGCCTGTACTCGCCCAAGCTCTCCGGCGCCCAGCTCTTGTGCGCGTGCGCGCTCACCGACCTGCGCCTGCTCGCGCGCGAACTGGGCACCCCGATCGGCCTGAAACGCTTGTTGCGCATCTTGGTACGCGGACTGCATACCCGTCCCGTAGATATCGCCCATCTGCCGCTGAAGGGCTTCTTGGGCCATGGCTTGCTCTACGCCCGACCGAGAACCCCCGAGGGCCCCCGACTGAACTGCGCGGGTGTCTCGCGCCCCTTGGCTTACGCCAAACTGGCGGCGTGCCTCGTCGGTCTGCCGATCCAGCACGTTCTGGATGTAGGGGGACATATACTGGGACGCTGCTTCCGGAGTAAATAGCTGGGTATCGCCGTATTGCCCTGCGGTCGACGGCGCGGCCGAGAACCCAGAGGCCCCGAACTGATACGGCTGCGCGCCTGCGGCGAGCTGTTGTCCGGCGGCCACATTGCTACGGGTGACGTCCATGGCATCTGACAACCCCGCGATAGGGGTCGAGGCCAGCTGCCGCGTCATATCGTACGCACGGGTCTGGTCCGGGCTGAGGTCCGCTAGCCGCTGGCCGCCGTATGGCTGGTACTCTTGCCCAGACAATGCCTCCGCATCGCTCATCAACCGCTCGAAGTACGGTTTAGCGTACGCCGGGATGTTGGTCTGCGTTACGGTCTGTTCTGTAGGTGCTGATCCGCCGCCGGTACTCATGCAAGCTCCCCCCGGTACTGCTCTAGGGTTTCGTGGTGCGTAAAGAACCGGCGAACATCCATACTGACTTCCCTCAAATAGTCGCGGCCCCGCGTTAGGTACACTACAAACGCAACGAGCTCTGCGTACCAATCCCGGAGCACGTAGGAAAACACCTTATCGTTATCGGAACCCTTCTCGAGCTGGTTTGCATCGAGCCACGCGTTGATTCCAGTAACTATTACGGGAATAAGGGCCGTCTTGTGCCGATCAAAAAACGGGTTCAGCGGCATCTCGGTAAGCAATACGAAGAGTACCCGCACTACGTGATCATCGGGGATCGGTTTGTCTTTGTCGATTAGATCATCAAACAACTCGCACGCGTCACTAAACTGCACGATAAACTGGACCGCATAGGGGTCGTTCGTCCACGACAGGAGTTTCTGGTTGCGTTGGTGCTGCCACCCGAAGGAGTCAAACTCTAGGCCTTGGTCATTGACGAGTTTCTGGGTCATGCCGGGATTACTCCACCTACGTTCATGGCTGCGGGCTGCGTAGTAGAGCCGGTGCGCTCTTGGCGTACACGACCCATCATACGGTCTAGCTCGGCCGCTCCGGCTTCGGTCGACCCGTTGCCCAAGCCACTCACTACGTCGGCGGGGATAACAAACTCGCCGTCGCTCAGCAGCACATCCGAACTGCCGTCGCTCATCCGTGCAGGGACCATGTCGGCCATGCCGTCGCCGGGACCACGTACCGGACCCTCGCCACCTTGCGGGCCACGGCCCATACGCACATCGTCCACCAGCTTGCGCAGGGCTTCCTCGCCATAGGTCTCCACGAACGCCGCCAAGATAGGTGCGGCCTGCTCCTCGGGGATGCGGCCTTCGACCGCAGCGATGGTGCCTTCGATGATGGTTTTCTCGTTCATTTGCCCTTTTGGTGCCATGGCACCGGCGATGTCGGCAAGCCCTCCCGCCTGCATAGCGATAGGCGACAGACCCGAAGGGGTCATAACCATACCGCCATCGGCCATCTTGGCGGGCCCGAAGAACTTAAACTCGGGACTCACACCGGCTTGATACCCTTCCGGCATTTGATTCATCACGCGCTGCATTGGGGCTGCACGGGTATCAAGCATGCTGGAGCTACCCGGGTTAAGCATAGTCAGAGGAGCGCCGCCCATACGCTCTCTGAGTCTGCGCCGCTCTTCTATCTCCTGCATCTCCCGCTGCGGGAGTCCGTCGACCGGTATCATCGACGCGTAGTCGAAGTCTGGGCCCGGGTTAAACATAGTCCGAGGAGCGCCGACCATGCCACCCTCCGCGTAGCGCGCGGGCCCAAAGTATTTGAACTCGGGCGACGAGCCGCCACGGTAATCCGCAGCTGGCGTATACCGCTCCCGCGTCAGTGGAGCTGCTCTAGGGATATAGGGCGCTTCTTCGGTGTCGAACGAGGGAGGCTGGGTCATCGCCATGCCACCAAGTGCTGTGCCCAGACCGGCACCGCTCATTATGCCTTGCTTGAGCCCTTGCTGCAGCATGTTCGGCAGCCCCAGCCCGGCAGTTTTACCGACTGCAGACATACCCGACGGCATATTCTTGAGCATGCCCATAATACCCGATGGCGCAGCTACGCCGGGCAGCGCAGTGCCCATGTTCGAGGCCATTGCCGGAAGCGGCGTCGCGCCCGCAGCGCCCGCAGCGCCAGCAGCGCCGCCGGTCAAACTGCCACCAATACCTCCGAGCACCCCGGACAGCAGGCCGGTCTTGATGCCTTCGCCGATGTCGCCGGTTTCGATCGCGCTACCAAGACCTGAACCAAGGGCACCCGCAATGAGAGGGCTCAACGTACCGAGCATACCTGCTCCGGCGGCGCCAGAGCCAAGCAGGCCGAGAAGTAGGGGCAATACCATGGGGAAATCCTTGTGTCGGGTTTTGCGAATTATAGCACGGAGATACTGCGTTGTAACCCCATAGGTTAAAGTTGGACTTGTGTTACCGATAGAAGCACCGACGGGCTGTTAGGGGCGAACGCCAGCCCCGCAGTAGCGGTAAGACTGACTCCGATGTCAGTGGCCGCCCATTTGAGTTCGATATAGTCGGTGGCCAGTAGGGGTAAGAGGTATGTGACCGCCATAGTACGAGTGTCGCCGTTGGCTTTTAGCGTGTACGCGCGCGTTGTACTTGGCACATCGGTGCCGTTCTTGGATAGCCAGAAGTATAGCGTCTTCGATGCTGCGTTCGATGACGTGAACTGGGTCGACATATCTATTTGGTAAAACCCAGACTGTGTCACGAGGATGCGCGATGCCGGTGTGCTTATAGTCACCCCGTTGGCCAGCAGAGTTCCATTGAGGGTGATCGGTGTCGCCGTGTCCGGCGATATGAGCGGTTGGCTAGCAGTAGAGTTAAACGCCCCGTAATCCAAGCCGATAGGTATCGTCGGGCGCACCATAATCTCGCCGTTGGTGGCATCGACCACAAGCACTGCGGCAATCACTACGACCGCCTGCGGTGCTGTGGGACGCACTTTCGTAAAGGCCCCGGCCGTAAGGGGCGATGCATACAGGATATCACCAGAGAGCCATACTTCGCCTTCCGCTGTTCCGGTTGTATCAAGCCCTCGTACTTTGCCGTAGACCGTGACTGGACCCGTCGCACCGTCCACCATCTCAAACGTCGTCACGCCAACGAAGTATAGTTCCGGTACTGACCCGTCTGCAATGTACGGGGACACTTTGATCTCCCCATTGACCCCGGTAAAGCCCACGACGACACCGTCGGGGATGGTAACCCCGGTGTCGTTATTTACCCGCATGAAGGTCTCGAACCCAATCTGCTGCGTCACGCCGTTGAGGTGTGTCAGGTCGATGGTGTCCTCGGCGCTGTTGTACGATAGCTGGCCGGTGGCCACGTTTCCCGTACTCGTGGTAAGCGTCAACGACGTAGCCCGCTCGGGACCCGGCACGGTCATCTGCTGGGCAAACAGCGAGAACGCCCGAGTCACATCCGCAAAGTACGGTGCGGTATACTGCGGCGGCGGCGTACCGAAGTACGGGATGTTCAGGTTTTTGGCCATGCTACCGCTTCCCGTCAGTCCTGATGTCCAACCGTGGGACACCGAGGCGCCACCCCGTGTTGGTCTGATTAGACTCTACCCGCAACGATAGCGCACGTCCGCGGATACGCACAAAGGTCTGGTTCGTAAATTGCTCGATCGGCACGGTGGCCGTACGCGTGGTGTTTGTAGCGTCGTTGCCGAATAGCGGCCCGCCCGGGAAATTCTTGGCCTTCAACGTAAACGTCGCCGTCGGCGTACCCGTAGACGTACGGAACGTGATATCCGGTATCAGCCGGTGCGCAAACATGAACTGATCACCCTCGGCAATATCCACAGCACTGGACTCGATGTAGGCGTTGATCGCCGCCGGTGGGTTGGCGCTACCGTCGTTCAGCCCGAACTCGTGGTAGAATATGCACCCCGTCGGGCACGCAGCCAGCGGATACTGAAAGGTGCCCCGGTCGAGCCACGCGGTGCGTGACATAGACCCGTAGTACCAGATATTCTGCGCGTAGTTATAGACCACGTAGCGGTTATTCTCGGTGCTGCTAGCCGAAGGGTAAAACCACCATATCTCCGAGAACGCCGCGTTGTGCCCGGCAGCCACTTTTTCGATCTGCCCGATGTGGATGTCCGAGAATACGAAGTCCTTCACTGTGCAGTCCATTTGCTGCACGCGGCCGTCATAGGCGTAGAACTCGCCGCGCCCCATCCAGAATACAGTATCTCCGGCCGCCACTATGGCGTTGGGTCCGGCCACCGAGATGTTGGTTGATACCTCGCTCACTCCGAACGTAAACGGGGCCCCGATGTACTGCATGGTGTGGGCTGAAATATCGGTCAGGATCAAGATTTGCTGTTTGGTCTGCACCGCTGTGACAATACCGCTGCCGGACCCGAGGCGGAGTTCTCCCGCCGTCGTGGTCTCTCTAGCGCGCCACTCCAGTACGTTCTCCTGACTAGAGAACCGTATAGTCAGCGGGTCTTGTACGCCGGGGTTAAACTCGGGGTCGCAGCCAAAAGCGATGAAGTGCCCATCGCGCTCCGACACCATGACGCGCCGCGCCACTGTCGGCGCTGATTGAGACCCTACAAGGCTGGCGATAGACACGCCTCGTTCCGCCACCCCGCTGGTAGCATCCCAGTAGTATACGCCACCGTCGCGCACGTTGAAAAATAAGTCTTCGCCGTAGTTGTCTTGCGACCACATACCTAGCTGCCCTGTCGCGACCGAGGTGGTCGAGCTGGAACCCCACGTGCCGCGAGACCACGCACCGGTACCCCACCCGGTACCGAACGTAACCGTACCGAGGCCGGGGTTGATCTGGTACGCCGCGATGGTGGCCACACCTCCGTCACCCGTGTCTCCGGCCGCGGCGGCCACGGCCACTTCGATCTCGTACGTGCTCGTGTCTACGATCCGGGTGATTTGGTATTCGGCGTTCAATACCTCTGCGGTGATATTTCCGCCGAGGCTTACAGCGTCCGTGAACGCAACGAATGCGTTTATCTGCGCGCCGTGCAGCGGGTCGGTCACCGTAAGGGTAGTTGACCCCGTGGTGGCTGAGAATGTCGCAGCCCCGGCGACGGTAGTCCGCCGAATAGGCGTAACGTCGGCGGGCGCGCCGCCCTGCAGGATGTAGTATTTGAGGTTGGTACCAAAACCTAGCAACTGCTTGCCGGTGAGCGTGACCCACGGGTGCATCGACCGCGTAGTGCCGACAAACGTCTGGGTATTAAATCCTGTCCACCCGCCGATGGTTTCCGGGAACGCGGCGCGGAACCTGATTTTATCTCCGTCCACCCACCCGCCTTCGTTCGCGAAGCTCGTGACTTCGCGGTTAATTCCGGGCGTGAACTGGAGACGCGTCAAGGTCATGGCTTACTCCGGTTTGGTGGGCCAGTTGATATTTATGGGGAAGCCCGCCTGCTCCGTGATGTCGCGCAATTCCTGCCGGTAGGCGGCCCACGCTGTTTTGTTGACTGGAGCGTCAGCGACTTGCGTCCAGTCGGAGTCTGTTAGCAGAACTCGGCGATCGCCGCGCGCTTGGGAGGCGCGAACTTCCTGTTCGGCCGCGGGCGGCGGCGGGGCGTAAGCGGCGACATTGCCCCCCGCGCGCATCGCCGACAGTAGCGCAGTATTATCGGTGATGGTGTCTGAGTCTGATGGATTTAGCGTATATGGTATCCAGCCATAACTAGGATGCTGGATTTCACAATCTACCCACCCGGCGGTGTTGATGTACTTAGCGTTACGGTAGTTCATGTTACACAATCCTTAAAAATAGCGTGGTATTGTACCTGCCAGATACATTAACGCCACCCATTACCCGCCACGTCCCAGAAGGTGTGCTAGGGGTCGAGTACCCGATAGCGGCTGCGGTGTTATCAGAAAAGGTGCCTGTCGATGCCGTCCCTGCGTAACGCAGAGAAGAACCTGCAAAAAAAGCCCCGGGGTTCATAGCAGCACTAGTGGTAGGTGAGCCTAACCATGCATACGTGCCTACCGTGTCAACCGTTGTTGGTTGCACATAACCTGACGCGTCAATGGCCGCCTTCACTTTAGCGGGCGATACCACGCTCTCGGTGGTGCTCGTGCCCGCCTGCCACACGGCCTCTGTTTGGGTCACCAGCGTGTACTTGGCGTCTATCTGTGTCTGTATGGGGGACGTAACTCCGTCAACGAAGTTCAACTCCGCCGTCGTCGCCGTGACGCCGTCGAGGATGTTGAGCTCCGCCGCCGTCGCCGTGACGCCGTCGAGGATGTTGAGCTCCGCCGTCGTCGCCGTTACACCGTCGAGTATGTTCAGCTCCGCGGTCGTAACGGCGCTGACCGATAATTTGCCGTTGGTGTCGGTGACTGCCACGCGGTTTATGGCGAGGTCGGTATCCACGACGGTCGTGGCGGCACCCGTAATCGTTGCTTGCTTGGCGGCGATCTGCGGTTGGATTGCGCTAGTCACACCGGCAACGAAGTTGAGCTCCGCCGTGCTCGCCGTGACGCCGTCCAGCAGATTCAGCTCCGCCGTCGTGGCCGTGACGCCGTCGAGGATGTTTATCTCTGCGGCCGAGGCCGTGATGCCCGCCAACGACAAGTCAGGGATAAACGTCGCCGTCAGGTCTGCGACCGCCGCACCGGTGCCTGCACCGTCAGCGTAAACAATCGCTCCGGCACCTGCAGGAATTGTCACGTCACCGCCCGACCCTTGAGTCATAATGACGGACTGCGCAGTCGCGTTGCGGATGAGGTACGTCTTCTCGGCGTCGTTCGGGGCGACCGTGACGGTGTTTGTGCCGCTGGGAGTTCCGCCAAATACGATCAGGGTATACTGCCCATCAGACAACGCCCCATTCAGCGTGGTCAGGGTATGCGTCGTCCCTGAAAGAGCGATAGCCCCTACGCCATTGGTCAGGCGGTCAATAATCTGCATGTTGGTGTTTACGGTGTCGCCCCAGACGCCGTCTTGCTCGCCGTCTGCGGGCAGTTCGATCCCGCCGTTGCTCGTAAATAAACTGGGCATTGTTCGTCCTTACGCTGCGATGGGGGTCCAGATGTCACCCGCGCCGGGGTTCACCTCAGTCCAGTCTGTTATATCAGGAGTGGTGACATCCGTCCAGTCGTTGCCGGGATCGGGTCTAATCGGCCCCCACACGATAACTTGCCCTGTGCGGCCTGTGGCAGAGATACCGGTTACGATCGCGATAGCGCCTGCCGCTGCTTGCGCTACGCCTACCGCGCCGCTGGCCGCCACACCCGTGATGAGGACCTCTGTTACCGGCGTGGCGGCCGTCGTGCCAACGGCACCTGTGGCTGCCACGCCTGTGGCTACAGCAAGCGCGTCGCCCGTGACGGCGACAGTTCCCGCGGCACCTGTGGCGCCTACGCCGGTCACTGTTGTTCCCGCTATGGCCTCGACATCACCCACGGCACCGGTGGCGGCTACGCCTATCGCTACGGCGAGTCCGTCGGCTGTGGCGATAACGGTGCCCACGACGCCTGTGGCAGCTACGCCCGTAGTAGAGACCACAACATCCGGAACCACCGAGATCGCCTGCCCCACCGCGCCGGTGGCAGAGACGCCGGATAGGACCACTGTTACGTCGGGAGTGATGACCGCGGGGGCGCCGACGGCTCCCGATGCACTGATACCGGAAACAACCACGACTGCGTCCGGTGTCTCCACCGCTACCGCACCCACGGCGCCTGCAGCGGCTACGCCGCTTACAGCGACCGCTACGTCCGGGACGACGGATTGCCCGACGGCACCCGTGACGGCTACGCCGGTAACAAGCACCGTTACGTCCGGAGATGCTACCGCCCCATCATCTCCGAGAGGCGCAGAGGCTAATGGGGAAAAACCAAGCATGTGTTACCTCAAGGTTTAGTGGGCCACTCGACAGTGTAGGGGAAGCCAACCTGTGCAGTAATATCACGAAGTGCTTGGCGGTAGGCAGCCATCTTAGGTGACATCGTATTGTCACTCATAGCCATCCAGTCGGTCTGTTGCAGCAGGCTGTCACGTTGCGCCCTAGTGGACGTTGCTAGGTCATTGGTACGCTGGATGACATCATCTGGCATTGCATCAGTTACAGCCCAGACCTGCGTCCAGACGCCTTCCGTGAGGGATGGTGTGCCTTCGGTTAGGTTCTGCGTGATATTGTCATACAGGGGCCGATCTGTCGCTGTGACAGAAAACACATTGTAGGACGCCAGCAGTGTGTCAGTCGGGTTCTTGGGGAACGAGACTTGCGGGTTGTCTTTCCGAAGCTGGCCGATTGAGTAGGGGTATGTCTCGGCAGTTCCGTTGGGGGCAAGAATTTGCATCTGTTACTCCAGTTGTGACTTGATAACGTCCAGCATGATTTGAGCTTTGCGTTGCTCAAGGGTGGATGACGCCAGTAGCGCCTCAAGATTAGACTTAAACTCCTGCAACTCAGGGTCATCCCCAATGCGCTCAATGGCGAGACTGAAGTTGGTGATGTTGACCTGATACTCCGTGACCTCTTTGATGCGGGCATCGAGAGCGGATGTTAGGATTTCGTGGTGGTAAGTGTTCATTGTTATATCTCCGTAAAGGCTACGCCAGTGCCAACGCCTGTAGGCAAAGTGCTTGGGTTGGCAAACTTAGCGCCGAAGCCTGATGCCGACCATGGGTAGGCCGAGATGAACGGGCTATCGGAGTGAGCTACTGCGATAGCGTCTCCCGAAGGACTGAAAGATACGCCACGGCCATTGCTTGTAGGCAAAGTGCTTGGGTTGGCAAACTTAGTGCCAAAGCCTGATGCCGACCATGGGTAGGCAGTTACAAAAGGGCTACTGAAGTGAGCTACTGCGATAGCGTCTCCCGAAGGACTGAAAGATACGCCACCTCCAGTGCTTGCGGGCAAAGTGCTTGGGTTGGCAAACTTAGTGCCAAAGCCTGATGCCGACCATGGGTAGGCAGTTACAAAAGGGGAAAGATCGTGAGCTACTGCGATAGCGTCTCCCGAAGGACTGAAAGATACGCCACGGCCATTGCTTGTAGGCAAAGTGCTTGGGTTGGCAAACTTAGTGCCAAAGCCTGATGCCGACCATGGGTAGGCAGTTACAAAAGGGCTACTGAAGTGAGCTACTGCGATAGCGTCTCCCGAAGGACTGAAAGACACTTTAAAGCCACTGCTTGACGGTCGTGTAGCTGGGTTGGCAAACTTAGTGCCAAAGCCTGATGCCGACCATGGGTAGGCCGAGATGAACGGGCTCTCGGAGTGAGCTATTGCGACAGCGTCTCCCGAAGGACTGAAAGATACGCCTTCGCCGGTGCCTGTAGGCAAAGTGCTTGGGTTGGCAAACTTAGCGCCGAAGCCTGAGGCCGACCATGGGTAGGCCGAGATGAACGGGCTACTGCCGTGAGCTATTGCGACAGCGTCTCCCGAAGGACTGAAAGATACGCCTTCGCCGGTGCTTGGCGGTAGTGTAGCTGGGTTGGCAAACTTAGCGCCGAAGCCTGAGGCCGACCATGGGTAGGCCGAGATGAACGGGCTACTGACGTGAGCTACTGCTATAAACTGCTGCTTGGCCCCACCAGCCCCGCCAGCCCCGATAACCTTAGACCACAGCATTACGAACCATCCCCCACAAGTGCGCCGTAAAGCGTTGTGGATACCTTCCACAGTGCAATGACCGTATTGCCAGTTGTGGCAAGCGTAGGGGCAGCGCCAGCGTTGTTGACCCAAGTGATCGCAGGCCATGTGATTGCGTAGGCCGTGCCGTCGTCAATCATCAGCGTAATGGCTTCACCTGCGGCGATGTTGTCCGTGAGTGACGTGATTGAGCCTGTTAAAGTAACCGTCTGGATGGAGCCGTTGGCAGGTTCTAATTCCGTAGTCACAACGCCCGTGGTTGCAGTCCAAGCGTATACTTCTTCGACAACAGTGCCTTCAAGGATTGGCGCCACCAAAGTCTTGTTGGTCAGGGTAAATACACCATCGGCTGTAACCTCACCGGGTTCGCCTTGTGGACCTTGGGGGCCTGTCTCGCCTTGGATACCCTGAATACCTTGGATACCCTGTTCACCTTGCGGCCCTGTAGGTCCAGTTTCACCCTGAATACCTTGGATACCTTGGACGCCCTGCGGTCCTACAATGCCCCCGTACGGACGGACACTCCAAGCATCGACACCATTACCAAGCTTGAATTGATCGGTGTCAGTCTCTAGGCCAATCTCGCCAGATGCCAGAATAGGGTTTGCACTAGTCCAGTTAGCGGCAAGGTCACGTCTAATTTGAATGATACTAGCCATTAGCGTCACCACCTTCTATAGTTTGAGCTGCGGTATAAATCGTCGAGGATGCTCCCCCATCTACGTCACCTGCTGCACCACCACTAATAGGCGCACCACCAATCGTTAGGGGGGCACCTGTAGTAGAGATGTCATTCGTCTGATGATTGATGGTGATTGCCATTTATACAGCCTCCGAGCCGTTCATGTCTTCCTGCGTCATGACCCAAGCGTAGCACTTATCGAGGAAGTTAGCGCCTGTGCCAGCTTCAACTACAGCAAGATCAGCATGGTAACGACGGAAATCTACTTCGCGGGTGTCGTCATCAGGTGTGCCAGTGGCGTATCCTGCAACGTCAATCATCACAGTGAACTTTGGGCCATCGCCAGAGCGCATACGGGAGATAGCTGCTGTAGCAATACGGAAGTAAGCACCAGCGAAAGGTGTGCCATATTGGCTTGTAGATAGGTCTAGTTGAATAGCCATTAGTACGTTACCTCCGAGGTGTGAATGGTGGCAACCCACCGAATGTTAGTGGCTGCTGCACCTGTGACAGTGATAGCAAGGCCACCGTTAGTTACATCAGCAGTGAGAGCCATGCCCCAAGCTGGTGTGTTGTCGAGAACTGTCGTGGCACTGTTGACCAGCACCGTGGTCCCTGCGGAACCTTCCCTGCGGATCAGACCTTCGATCTTCCATGCTGCCGATGCTGTGCCTTGTGAGGCTTGCTGACGGGCTACAATGGTGCCGTGGAAGGCGTAGGCAGAGTTGTCGGGTAGGATGATTTGGTTGGTGGTGGATGCAGCATTAGTTCCCCCATTTGTCACCAAAGAAGAAGAGGTCGCATCTGTCGTATTTAAAGCAAGAACGTAATACCCACCTTGGGATGTCCCAACACCAAAGGATGTAAATACCCCATATGCGTATTTTCCGATCACGTCTGCGCTTGCCCTGTGTCCAAAAGCATAAGCATAATCTTTGGTGGCCGCAGACGAATAACCGCCAAGCACTACGCTATAAAAGGAGGTTGACTCACTGTTACGACCGTAAGCAAAAGACCAAGCGCTAGTAGCCTTCGCAGATTGCCCAATAGCCACCGAGTTAGCCCCAGCAGCACCATAGCTTGAGGTGTTGTTGGAAATAGCTGCTGCGAAGGAGTCTGTTCCAGACGCGCGGGAGCCGCCCAGAGCCATTGCGCCTTGTCCAGCGGCTTGGGCAGCCAATAAACCGCTGTTAGAGCCAATTGCTGTCGCGCCATTTTGCGTTGCAGACCCCAGTATTCCTACCGAGTTCGATCCCGATGAGACGCTTCCATTTACAGCAAAACTAGAAGAACCGCTGGCTGTTGCATAAGCCCCTAACGCCACACTTCTCAGGCCTGATGCCGTAGAGTTTCGGCCAATAACGAACGCATCAACCCCTGTGGCGATTGGTAGTGTGCCAGAAACATAGTTCTCAGCATACAACTCAAGAACAGGCGGAATGTCATCAGCCGTAGCACTAACGTACACCACCGCAGAGCCTGTCAGGTTCAGCAAAGACCCCGTGGAACTCTCGCTCAGCGTCCGCGTCAAGGTTCCGGTGGAATAGGTGCCCGTGCCGATCTCCCAAGCTATACCGTCCTCGATGACGTAGCGAACCACATCAGAGTTTACCACACCAGCATCAGCAAAGGTCTGATAACCTGCCTCAGCAGTGCCAAGGGTGATCGTACCAGTGCCAGTGGTGGCAGTTGATACTTTGGCTCTGTTGACGAGAGTTACCATGGTTTATGCAACCCGTAAAATGGCGTTTGTTGCATCCGCCGTGGGGAACTGGATGGTGAACGTACCGGCCGTCGA